GACAACAACAATTGGGATACTTCCTCGGAAACGTAATTAAATATGTATGCAGAGCGGGTCACAAAGATGACAACGGCATAGAAGATTTAGAAAAAGCCATCCATTATTTAGAAAATGAAATTGAGAGCAGAAGGGCAGCCCAACCCGATAGTTAAAGTGGGTCGAGTCCAGGATTGGCTAGATAATCCTGTTGGAAAATTACCTGTCAGCTGTACGACTTTTAGAGTTGGAGACAGTATGACAGAAGGAAGAGATTCTATAGAAGCATCCTGGAAATTTACCTCATGGGGTTTACGAAATGGAGCGGGAGTAGGAATTACCCTGGACGATATAAGAGCAGAAGGGGAAGTAAACGACAAAGGATTGTATGCAAGCGGTCCAGTGTCATTCGCAAAAATATATTCAGCATTAAATGAAACACTCAGACGCGGTGGTGTTCAGAAAATTGGAGCGATTACGCTTCATCTTTCCATTGATCACCCTGACATTGTTACCTTCGTGCGGGCGACCAGAAGTAGTCTCCCCTGGGTTAAACGATGCGTTGACCTTACCGAAGCAAAGTGGCTTGCTACAGAAGCTACAACAAAGAAAGAAATACTTGGAGGAATTGCAAGAGGAGACATTTGGCTCAACAAAATCAAGCATAATAAATATGGAGAAAGGCTTTTAAATAACGTTTGTTTAGAGGTCTACACCCTTTCCAGGGGGACATGTTTGTTGTCTCATTGCAACTTAGGAGCATGTCATGTTGGCATGTTAAAAACTGTTTTTGTAGATGCAATGACAGAGTTATGTCAGATGCACAGCAAGACAGGTGTCGGAGGTGAATACCTTACACCACAAGAAGATAAGCAAGTTGGTTTAGGTGTTCTTGGACTAGCAAATTTTCTAGCTTATAGCAAAGTTACATACAAAGAATTTGGTGATGCCCTAGAACAAGTTAACCAGGGTAAGTTTGCAGTAGGTACAGCTGGAGTATTAGCTCAAGAATTTCAAGAAGCTATAGATGCGGCTACTGATGTTGCATATTTATATGGTATGGAAAGAGCATTCTGTATAGCCCCAACTGCATCATGTAGTTATAGATCAAAAGATCTTCTTGGTTACACAGCTACACCTGAGATAGCTCCTCCTATAGATAGGGTTGTATCCAGGGATAGTGGAGAACTAGGAGTTATAGATGTTAACTATGGTCCTGATGTAGAGATAGCAAGAGAAGTTGGATGGGAAGTTTATAAGAAAGTTGCTGATCAAATAATGACTATGTATGAGAGAACTGGATTGCTTCATGGCTATTCATTTAACTCTTGGTCGGACATGGTTACTTATGATGAAGCATTTATAGAAGATTGGCTTAGATCGCCACAAACAAGTTTGTACTACAGTTTGCAAGTTAGTGGTGATACTCAGGATAAAACCTCAGCCTACTCTGCACTTGATGAAGAGGAAGTAGAAGAGTACTTAGCAGATTTGTTTACAAAAGAACCCGACCCAAACGCAACACCCGATCCTAATTACAAGATTGAATGCTACGGCTGTGAACAATGAACCCATACGAAAAATTATTAAATAGAAAAAGAAAATGGACACCTGTCCAGGTCACAAAAGGAAAGGTAAAAGAAGGTGCTGAAGAAACCCTCAAGCGTGTACTCGCAGTACGTTGTTTGGAGTTGCCAGTTGGAGCATTCGTTACTGAAGCTCTTGAGAAAGGTGTACCCGATAAAGCTAGAAAGCTTCTCATCTCGAATGTTAAAGATGAAGAAAACCATGATAAAGCTCTACAGTATGTAGTAGAAGCACATGGTGTAGACGAGAAAGCAGAAAGAGAAGCATTGATACTAAGAGATGCTTGGTTACAACATCCAGACCATACATTAATTAAATCTTTGACTGCGGAAAGAGCGATATTTTTCGTTCTTTTACCGTTTTTAAGATTTAATGGTGACGTTGGTATGAGGACGACAGCAATGGACATCAGCCGTGATGAACAAGTCCATGTCGGAACTTCTTCCCTTGTCACCACTGAGCTTTCACTGACTGCTAGTCCTTCCCTGGACAAGCTTAGGAAGGCAACAATTAACTGGATTATGCAGCCACTAGGTAATCACGAAGATAAATATTTAAATAAAAAATTCTGGTTAGATGCTTCAGACAGATTGATGTATGAAGGCAAAGCACCAGAACTAGCACAAACAAAGGCAGCTAGAGTTCCAGCCTTCTTTGAGACAAGTAATGAAAATCTCCCCCAATACGCTTAGGCTCGAAGACGAAAGAATAGATGCATTGGTGAAAAGGATTGAAGACAACTTCAGACCATCACCAATACTTCCTTCGGATTCGATAGAAAAAATAATGTATCAAGCTGGCCAAGCCAGTGTGATCGAGTATATAAAAAATCAATTAAAGGACGAATAAAATGTGTTTTTTTAGTAGACGCACACCAAGCCCCCCTCCAGCAGCTGCAACTTTACCACCAGCAAAAGCTGTAAACCCAACAGTAGATACCACTGTACCAACAGCAAAGAAAGTAACTGATACTGAAGACGTTAAAAAAGTTAGTTATGGTGATGCTGGTAACAAGAAAGCTTCACAAAAAGCAAAACGTGTAGGTTCAGATTCACTAAAAATAAATCTTAATACAGGAACAGGTGGATCTAGCGGAGGACTAAATGTATAAAGCTCGTGAAAGATACGATCAGTTATCTAGTGATAGAACAGAGTTTCTAGATATGGCTGTTCGTTGTTCTGAGCTTACCCTCCCTTATCTCATACATGACGATAACGTATATACCCATAATCGTAAAAATATTAATAAACCTTTCCAATCAACAGGAGCCAAGTGCTGTACCACTTTGGCGGCAAAGCTCATGCTAGCCCTTCTACCTGTGCAGACCACATTTTTTAAATTACAAATAAAAAATGACAAGATTGGAACTGAAATAGATCCGCAAATAAAAAGTGAATTAGACCTTTCTTTTTCAAAAATTGAAAGAACTATCATGGATTATATTGCTGCATCTAATGACCGGGTTGTATTACACCAAGCACTTAAGCATTTAATTGTTGGTGGTAATTCATTAATTTTTATGGGCAAAGAGGGATTAAAAAATTTTCCTCTTTCACGTTATGTTGTTAATAGAGATGGTAATGGTAAATGGCTCGAATGCGTAACCAAAGAATTAATAAGTAGAAAATTATTAGAAGATAAGTTACCACCAAAAAAAACTAATACAGGTATTGATGAATCTAAGAATCGTAATGATGACGTAGAAGTATATACATGTATTAAATATGATGCCCAGGGTAAAAGATATACTTGGCATCAAGAAGCAGAAGATGTAATCCTTAGTGGAAGTCAAAGTGCCGCACCAGAAGATGCAAACCCCTGGCTTTTATTGACATTTAATCATACGGATGGAGAACCTTACGGTCGTTCCAGGGTTGAAGAATTTATAGGAGATTTCGAAACATTAGATGCTTTGACCCAGGCTCTTGTAGAAGGGTCAGCTGCGGCAGCAAAAGTTATCTTTTTGTTAAATCCAGCTTCACCACTTAAGCCACAAAATTTAAGTCTTAGTGGCAATGGAGCTATTGTTTCTGGAAGACCAGAAGATATAGGTGTTGTTACCGTAGGAAAAACTCAAGACTTTTCTACAGCTGCACAACAGATAGCAAATATAGAGAAAAGATTGAATGAAGCTTTCCTGGTTTATACACAGAGACAGGCAGAAAGAGTTACAGCAGAAGAAATAAGAACCACACAGTTTCTACTAGAACAACAACTTGGTGGCCTTTTTTCATTGCTCACGACACAATTCCTAAAACCATATTTGTCCAGGATACTTTTAGTTCTTACTAGATCAGGACAAATTCCTGACTTACCAAAAGATTTAGTACAGCCACAGATTGTAGCTGGTATTAATGCACTTGGAAGAGGATCAGATGCACAGCAACTAACTACTTTTATGGGAACAATTGCACAAACAGTTGGACCAGAAGCGTTGATGAAATATATAAATCCACAGGAAGCTATTAAAAGACTTGCAGCTGCACAAGGTATTGATGTTCTTAATCTTGTTAAGACTCCAGAGCAGATGCAATCAGAGAAACAAGAACAGATGGAAATGATGACTAATAAATCACTTGTTGATCAAGCTGGTCAACTTGCTGGTACACCAGTTTTAGATCCATCGAAAAACCCTGATGCTATGGACACAATTAACCAGGTAACACAGGGAGCACTTTCACCCCAAGAATAAATTATGGCAGAAACATTAACTATAGATAACACTGTAGATAATACAGTTCTCACAGAAGAGGAACAAGATTCACTACAAGTTGGCGAAGCATTAGTTGAGGAACAAGATCAACTTTTAGCTGGTAAAT